ACATCTATTGTGTCACCGTCAACTACTCGGTTTATCTCCGTTACTCGAAAGTTGTAACAACTCTTCCGACTTGGTGGAACCATTGCTCCCATCTGTCTCCTCCCAGAAACTATCTAGTGCACTATTTATAGCATCTGTAGGGTTGGTCATTTCTTTTTTTAATGGTCTGACACCATTTGCATAGTCCATTATTTTTAACATCAAGCGATCATCAACCTCCAATGCACCTGCAGGAGGTGTCACTGGTGCTTCTCCACACATCGTTATAAAGAATAATGGTATTATTATTACTAACCTATTCATTTGGAAAGAAATGATCGTATCTAATTATGTAGTATATCACAATCGTAACTGCGATGACAAGTATAGCTACCATCCAGATAATACTCCAAACAATCAATCTCGTTGTCTCCAATCATCTGATCTTTTATTTTTAAACCAGTCTGCTATATCATCTGCACCTTGAAATCCTCTTTTAGGTTTCCGTGGGTCTCCTAAATCTAAAAACTTTAAACATGAACCGTCTTCATCTGTTTTTAATCTTCTTGCCGAACTCAGCATACCTCTCGCTGATGTGTTTGCTCTTGATAATTTTTCTGCCCAAATCATTTCTTCCAAACTTACTTCTTGACCTGCTGCAATAGACTTGCAAATGCCCACTAAACGAAGGCGGTATGCTGTTGATAACATAGACTAATGTATAGTATTACTCTTACTTATACATTTAAAATTCCCTTTAGAAATCTTGTCAGCATACCATCATCATTGCATCTTGCAACTCTTTTGCATGATTAAGTTCATCTTGTGCGATCTCTGCAATCTTACTATCTTCTGGATGCCATGCAGAATACTTTGTGTAAGTTTCATATGCATGCTTTTCAATCTTCATATTAATATCGTATGCATTTTCTGGGTTAGTAAGATAATAACCAACCATGATCCAATAGTAAAGTAAAACAAGATGCTTGGCAAA